TTCCGTTATTAGTCCGCATACTTCTCTGCTAATGGATCTTCGTTGATAGTCACATACATAGACTTCAAATATGCTTTAACTCCGGATTTATTATTAATAGACCATTGATAGGCTCTAATAATTAAATCTACATTTTTAAATTCAGCAAAATCTAAAGTTCCAATACTTTCATCATCTAATATTGTTTTATTATAGCTAGTAATTAGCATTACGTGTGGTGGTACATTCGCATAACTTACTGTTACTTGAATATAATGTGTAGGTTCATCTCCCTCTTCTCTAGGACGTAGGATTTTAACATTCCAACCTTCTTCAGCCAACAGTTGAGCTTGTTCTGGGTCATCAATAACCACACAGAAGTTTCTGTTACCTTCTCTATTGAATTTAGACTCCTCACCTGAGAAGTTTCTAAATATAATGTGTGCATTTTCAATTACAATATCGTTAATTCTTTCGTTCATGTTTCTGATCTCCTTCTAATTAAAATGGTAATACGTCTGATGCAATATCAATAATCTCATCTAATAATGGATTCTTTGGTTCTTCAGTATATGGTTCCTCAGACACGAACCATTCGTAATCTCCGTATTCAGCAATAGACTCAACTGCTTCATTTGCTAGATTCTCATAATATGAATTGTCAATATCATTTTCACGTCCTAACTCTTGGACCAACTCAGACTCTAACCAACGATAGCCTTTAGTTCCAGTTACTGCAAAATACTTTCCTTCGTTTTCACGATATAAGATTCCACCATTACAACCTGGTTTAATCGGGCAGAACCTTCCAACCTTTCCTACGAAAATATAATTGTGACCGTTTTGAATTTGTTTCACCAAATCTTCATCCGTGCAATTTTCCAGAATTGGATTTAGCTTTTTAGCTCCCTTTTTACGCTTTTCTAATTCGTCTTCTAAATATCCAACATCTGGTAACTGCTCATTCATGTCCAAATATATAACACCTTTGGCCACTGATTTAGTTTCGCATAAGTCGTCAAATTTAATCTCTTCCTTAGAGAATAACTTCTTGAACACATATGGTACAGCGAACTGGGCTCCAGTAACTGTCCATTGCCATTCATGGTCTTGATTATCACCAGGTACATAACCATAATGTTGTTCACACCAACTAGCTTCTTTATATCTAGCAATATAATCTGCATCATTGATTTGACAAATCTTATCATAAGTTGCTTCATGCTCAAATGTGTATCCGTATTTCTTAGCAAAGTCCATGCAGAAATCAACAATCTCTTTAGTTGCATCTGCAATCTTGATACTATCTGTCTTAATGGCTACAATCTTAAATCCTCTACTCTCAACTTCGTCTTGTAAAGTCTTCATAAATAAGGCTCCACGAAGTGCTACAATGTTATTCTTATTACGAATATCCCTAAATGGATTGTCAAAGTTAGCAGCAGTTAAGCCGTATACAGAATTAATTGCTATCTTCAAAGCTTGTGCCAAGTCTTTAGCCGTAGATTCATCTTCTAAAAATGGCTTCAACTTACCACCCATCATCTTTCTAGCTGTATCAAAGTCTTTGTGCTTAATAGCTACACGGGCATCTAAAATATCAGTGAAGTTTTTAGTATACTCACCGAAACAATTCATAGCTCTAATAGAATTTGGATGTAGACTTGCCACATCAAGCAAAGCTACATTTCCATAAATACCTGGGAAGGATCTAATATAACCACCTTTACCTAAATCTTCACCTCGATATATGTTTTTGTTATCTTTAAATTCGTATCCAGGGAATGTCTCAGATAAATCAGTATATACTAATTGAGGATGTTTTTCATTTCCAAAGATAATCTTAGTTGTTAATGAGTTAGTAGTATCATTAACTGTACCTCCAGCTAATTCTGCTAATATCTCTCTGGCTGTGAAGTCGCCTTTTAGATGATTAAATACTTTTTCAGTACTTATAACATCCCAATCACAATATTCAGCAACCATTGTCCACTTTTCTTCAGGCACAGGTTGGTCCCATGGTAAACCTAACTCTTTATGCCCAATTCCTAATTCAATCTCCCATTTCTTAAGTGACTGTTTCTTTGCAGCAAAATCATAAACGTCTGTATAAGATAGATTATAAGCTCCGCCGAACTTGCCATTGTCTTTATCACCCTTCTTAGAATTAATAATCTTTTGTGATAAGTTGTATAACTGCTCGTTTGAATAACCCATCATTCTCGCATACAAAATATGATTGTCATATGAACGACAGTTAAATCCCACTAACTTAAACTTAATCAACTCCTCAATCTCTTCAGGTTTAGGGTTAATCATTCTAACTACTGGTTTTCCTTCACCTTGCATTTTCCAATTCACTAAGAACAAGTTGGGGAATACTTCGCAATCGTAAAATATAAGTTTAGCATCTTCATCATTTCCTGGTTCAGGTGCTTCTTCTGATTTGAAGTGCATCTTACCAACCAGTTTTACACAATAGTCAGATTGATGTGTACTACCCGCAGCAAATGCTAATATAGTATTTCGCATATCTGTAACATCGTACTTCAATCCGCTAGAATATGCATCTTCCAAAATCTTATAGATGAAATCAACACTTGGCTTAGTCCCAGGATGTATTTCTTTCATCAAGTTTCTTTTAATTAAGGCTCTTAACCTATTCTCGCTTTTTACAGCTTCAAAATTAACCATTTTCTTTTCTCCCTTCAACGGTAACCCTGAATTTATAGAAGCTATAGGCAAGTTGTTACATTTAGTCAACATACGTCTCAATGAACTCTTACCTGTAAATATCTTCACTTCAATCTTGTCATCATAGATACGACTCAACTTTGTTACATCTCCAGTATAAATATAATGCAGATGTATACCAGCTCCACTCTTACTTAGCTCCGCATAAGTCGGTGGCCACTTGCTAGCTTCTTCTAAATTCTTTTCAAAACATTTGTTACCTTCATCGTCTGGAATATCAAAATCTATAACTATATGATTCTCAGGCACCTTAACATAGTGAAGTTTGCTAGTGTCTATATCAGACAACGTTGTAGTAATCTTCTCCCATTTATTAGTAGGTGTCTCTTTATCATTAGCATACTGAGCTAAGCAATACTTACATTCTTTGTCAAATATAGAATCTTGCTCCTTGAATTCTATTAGATTACTCTTAGCTTCTTCTTTTGGTTTTCCAATCTGGTTAATATCATTGTCGAATTTATCTTCTCTAAATCCTTTATAGTAATTTCTAACCCTTGTGTCATCTAGCATGTATCTTTCATGATGCTCTTTAAAGTAGTTTTTAAGTTCTTCTTTAAAAGCTCTCTGTGAATATGGATAAGCTACCTTCGCATCATCACAATACATCTTATACATTTCCCACGCACGTTTTAGAGTTATGCCATCTTCATTCTTAAATGTCAAAAACGAATCCATAACAAAGTTATAGAAATCATTTGATGCTCCCAACATTGCTGTAGGAATATAATCGTCATACCTATCAGGCTCAGACAAATATACATCTCTACAATGGTAAGCTATAGGACCCAACTCAAAGTCAATCTGCTTCATAATCCTTTTGTAGTCCTTATGGTTTATCTTATCACCAGTTGGAGATACATCTATCAAACGTCTAATAAGACCTGATTTTGCATCTGTAATTTTAACCGGTTTATTAGTACCCATAATTAGAAAACATTTAAAACTATTCACATATGTGGATTTAAACTTCTCATTGATAGTCATATGCTCATGCGATACTAAACTATTAAGTCTAGTGTTATCCTCAATTCGTGACAAGTCACCGTCATGTTGTATCGCAACCAATGGGTTTGACTTAAAAGCTTCTAATGCGAATACGTTATTTGAAGACCCTAAAGCTTTCGCATCAAATACTGAATAATATCCTTCGAATAGTTTCTGAATAATATTCAATATTGTAGATTTACCTGTACCAGCAGAACCGTATAATACCATAAACTTCTGTATCTTTTTAGATTCTCCTGTTACAATAGCACCAATAGCCCATTCAATTTTGTGCCGTTCCTCCTCAGAATATAACACAGACATCAATTCATCATAAGCAGAAATATCACCAGGCTCAAGAGGATAGTTAAGCCGTTTCGTAGCATAGTCTTCCTTCTTGGTCTCAACATTTGAAAATATAAGACTCTCATCAAGATTATGATAAGAGTCCCTCATTTGTTTTTGGCAATACTTATGCCATTTGTCAATCATACCACTATCTGCATCCCACAAATATAATGGCTTAACTGAACCATCATACTTTGCTTTATGCTCTTCATAGTATTTTTTGACTTCTTTATCGATTAAATGTAAAGCGTCTTGTTCATCAGTAGACCATAATCCAAGTTCTTCTATCCAAATGGCATAGAAGTCTCCTCCTCGAATCATTAAATCTTTTGATTTCTTTATTATAAACTTTGGGTAAACTTCAACGACATCTCGTTTAGGGCTACGAGTAGAAATCTTTAAAAAATCAAGCACATTTTCTACTCTCCCTTCATTTACTCGTCTAGAAAATAATTAAGGTACCACATCGCTTGATACCAAATTTCAGCAGTTCTCATATCTCTATCGTCTTCAATAGAAAATAAACCACCTTTGCCATTCTTTTCATACTTTCTCTTAAGAAATCTGTCAATAACAAATTCACAATAATCCCTATCAAAATTGTTATCCGACATTGTTCCTAAGCCTAAATTTACAATCATGTTCCAGAACCACAATCCGGTTCTATTACCTTGCTCCATATCATCCATAATACGTTCTTCTATGATAAACGCTAAAGAAACCATCATTTCCAATACACTACAAGGTTTAGTATCTAAATATCTTTTTATTTCATCGCGTTCATAGCCGTTCTCGTATCCGAATCTATACCTAAATTGAATACCATCATCTGCTCGATTTTCATCTCTACTTACTGTATAGGTGAATTTTTTATTATGCAAAAATGCAAATAATTTTCTATACGATAAATCTTTATAAGAACGGTCATTACATACTAAATCGTACATCCACTCAAAATATTCATTGTTTAGTTTATCTTCTTTTGAAATATCATTCATCTACTTCTTCATATGAATCAAGAACTCTTAGGATTTCGAAGTCTGTTTTAAGTCTTTCGTTTCTTACGTAAATAACATCATCTTCGTAATCTCCGAAATGCTCAAAAACATCTTCACTACCTATAAGATTCTTTAATTCTCCCCCTTCAATTCTTTCATCTAGTTCATTTGTTAGAACATTATTAGAATATAATGTAAGTGTTATACAATCAAAGTCATCATCTCCAACTTGCATTGGTGAAATTACATATGGTTTATCTTCTTTCAATGGCTTTTCCTCCTTTTTTACATTTGATTTAGAAAATGACGTATAGTCATGCTTGTTAACTATATCGCTCAGAGTTTTCTTTTCTTCTGAAATATAATCTGATGTTGTTTTCTCTTCTTTGGATTTGAGTTTGCTAAATGTTTCTTTGACTGAGTCAATTTCTTCTTGTGCTATTTGTTCATACTTAGTTTTAAAATATGTCATGCTTGCAACTGCACCTACTCCAACACCAATTGCAAATATAACAAACTGCGTAATCTTTTCTTTCATTGTTTTCCTCCCTTTACAATGTTAATACAGTAAAAGCTAACACACCAAAAGTTAAAGACATGCTAATTAGGACTCCGCCTATAACATGCCTTTTCTTTTTAGTGTTTAGAATATCATTAATTATGGTATCCACGATAATTACGAATCGTCGTAAAGATGTCATTCTTCTGCGATTCACCTCCTGACTAAGCCAGGAATATAATTCATACACTCGGCTTATGAATGCATGAGATATGAGTAGTCAAACATGTCTCTATATGGATTACCTGAGCCTATGGCATTAACGCCTAGTGTTCACATTTGTTCCCAAATGTTTCCATCTACATTGAAATCTAGAAGAATTGATCTTTCATATCCATTGACGAATCTTCTATTACTCATTCTATTTAATTCATAGATTCCAAAGTCAATTTTATGTTCAACATCTTTATCGTAAACCCATCCGATAACTTGTCCAGCTCTAGTTTCAGGAATACCTAACATGTTATACACATCATTCAAGAACAAATATCCTTTAGCTTTTAGCTTCTGATTAGCCCAATCTTCTTGTTTTCTTAAGAACATTAAATTATACTCAGGGTCTTTTTCCCAATAGTCACTCAACTCATCAAAGAATTTAGCATAAGGGCTACAGTTCTCTAAAACATCACCGTCAGCAACATATGTTGTTTCTTTAACGGTTCTTTGATTACCGTCTTCATCTTCGATATCTTTCTCAACTTCTACAGCTTTGATTCCATATTTAAGTTGCTTGTCAACTTCTTCTCCGAATCTTTCGATAACTCTTTCTCTGTAATCTTTGAATGTTGTATCAATAGTTGTATAAGCAGCTGCTAATGCAATATTTCTCTTCTTCAAAATAACATTTGAAGCCACGATACTTGTAACTGATAATGTTCCAACAATTACTGATGGACCATATAGTTTTGCTAAATCCAAACCAGTTTTCAAATATGCTTTAGTCAAATCTTTCTTAGCATCTTTTTCTGTGTAAGCTTCAGATTTTTTCTCTGCTTGCTTCTTGATAGTGTTAATAGTATCTTCATTATCTTCCAATACATCATTCAATTTAGTTGTTGCTTTACATGCCATAACGGCTGCTGTAATCATTCCACCAACACCTAATACCATACAAATCTCAGGGCTGTGTTTCTTAACTACAAAGCCCGCTCTATTCAACATTCTAGTTGTGTTTTCTACTAATTTCATAAATATAAGTCCTCCTCTATTAATCTAATGGTAATGCTTTTGGCATTCTAATAACGTACCCATCACGTACTCTTTCAATTCTTGCTGAACGAATATCAGTCCAACCGTATTTGTAATCTGTATAGCTTCCTGCGATTCCTACTAAGTCATATAAGTCTGCTACGCTAACAATCTCATACTTAGCAATAATATCATCCATGCCCATCAATACAGCTTCTGCATCTCCTCTGGTCTCTAATACAATATTATTATATTCATAAGTATCTCTTCTGTTTGCCACTGGTGCAGTTGAGCTACTTCTACTATAACTAGATTTATCATTGTAGTACTTACTGTAAGATATCTTACTTGCAGGACTATTAGACCTAGACACTTCTGCGTCACCGTATAGCATCTTATCAATACCAGTCTTGATAGTATCAGATACCATCTTTTTAAATGATGGAATTAATACTTCAGATAGAAGATATCCAACCACAGTATCCTTATCTTCTTCTATGAACGTATCTGCAAATTTTGAAAGACTGCTTTTCTTTTTGGTCTTCACACTTCCACTAACAACCTTGTCTACTTTCTTTTTTCCTAAGTTCTCTTCTTCAGTAGGCTTATCCTTTGTTAGAAATCTGTTTGAGTTCGGATTGTAATCCATAATTCTTTTCTCCTTTAAATATAAAAATTAAAAGGGAAATACCTTGTATCGGTATCACCCTTTTCTAAACAAACCTTTTTTCTAAGTTTTAATTAATCTTGGTTTTGTTCAATGTCTCCTGTCACATTCTCAACTGTTTCTTCAGTGTATTCTGTTTCAACAATCTTTTCATCTTTCTTCTCTTTCTTTGATTTGATGAACTTCACAAGTTTAACTACTCCATAGCCTAATGCAGCTACGACTACAGCTCCTCCTGTGATTCCAGCAATCTTAGCTAGAGAATCAACGCTAGATTCTGCTACAGCTTCAACTGTTTCTTCAGTAACGTCAGCAACGTTTTCCATTAAATTTTGTTCCATATTAATATTCCTCCTTAGCCTTTTCGGCTTCTCTTTCATTAAACACCTTGTAAATTTCGCGTATTTTTATCATGTGTATCTATAAATATAAAAGACGACTACTAGCATTTCGCTAGTAGCACATCTTCCAGTAATCATACTTCGGTGAAATATCATACTCCAATACTAAGCATGGTTGTCCATTCTCAGCAATCTCTGATGAGATATCAATCTTCAACTGTCCACTGTCAATATTCCAACCTAACTCACCACCTAGTTTAGTGTTTCTAATTCCTAACATATCATAGAAGCTATTGAGTGATGTATATGATTCATTTAGCAAAGTATAGTTAACCTCATTCTCCGCTTTATGAATCGCGTCAATGTTTGATTTGAAATATTGCCCTGACAAGCTATCGTAGCAAAGCACATCTCCATCTCCGGTCATGATAATGTTTGTTTCATTCACCGGATTCTTTTGAAGCTTATCCTTAGCAACCTCGTCAGAAACCTTCTGAGCTTCCTTTTCTCCTACAACTTCTACTACTTTATCTTTGTATTCTTGTAAAGCAGTTCTAGACACTTCATACGCAGTCGCTAATGCAGCAGTACGTCTTGTGTGTACTGAATTAGATGTAACTAAACATGCGATTGATAAACCTCCAGTTACTACTGTTGGGATATAACATTTCCAAGTAGCCTTAACTGTGTCTATAGTAGTCAATTTCTCAACTTTCTGTTCTTCTTTCTTTTCTTTGATGTTTTCCATCGCTTTAGGTGTAGCTTTAACTGCTAATACTGTCGCAGTAATCATACCTGCGATACCTACACCCAACAAGATTTGTGGACTATACTTATCCACATTTCTTCCAACGTTACTTAGTAACATTTTAACATTTGATTTCATCTTTTCCATGACATTTTCCTCCTTTTGATGATTTCAAAAATAAAAAGCTAAGAGTCTGCTTGACTCCTAACTATTTTGCTTTTAGTGCTTCTTGTACAGCTTTATCAATTAAATCCTTTAGTTCTTTACTATCAGCCATATTAGCAACTAGTTGTTTTCTGGTAATCCAATCGGCTCCCATTCCAATTAATGCTCCTGCAACTGATAATGCATAACCTAAATATTTGATTTTATTCTGTGACATGATATCACTCCTTTCACTATAGTAGCTGCGAATTTCGCGTGGTCTATTCTATTGGTACTCCAACCAATCTTCACTAGGTGAGAACACGGTAGAAATATAACAACATTCCATACCATCATCTAAAGTAATTTTCCTATGATCAAAGTCAATCCAGAATATCTCCTCGCAAACATCCCAACCTAACATATCACCACTATCAATATGACTTATTCCTAAGAATTCATAGAATTCGTTTATAGTAACATATCCTCTTAGCATGAAATTCCTATTTAGATGATACTCAGCAGCTAGAACTTGTTCGATACTTGCTTCGAAATATCTTTTAAATAACTCATCGTAGAATAGTCTTTTCTCAGCGTTTTCTCCGTCTACTGAAATATCACAATAATTTAGCATTGATTCAGCTGAGACACAAACATCATTAGCTTTTTCAACTGCTAATTCATCCATAATCTTTTCGTGTGCGTCTTCACCATATAATTCTTTTAATTTTCTCTTGTAATCTTCATATGAACTATTCACTAGTGCATACGCACTCATAAGTGATGCTTGATACTTTGTACTTAATACATTTGCTCCAAATATACATGCAACAGTAGAAGCTCCTAATACTACCGCCGGAATATAAGTTGGTGCTACGGCTTTAATCTTTTCTTTCTTCGTCAATTCGTGGCCCTTTTCTGCATCTTCTAAAATATCAACTGCTTTGATTGTAGCCTTAGCTGTAACGATTGCTGTCGCTACAACACCTACAGCTCCTAAGCAACTTAAGATAATGGATGCGTTCTTTTTGTTTAACATGATGATTCCTCCTTTAAAAGTAGAAAAATATAAAGAAGCAGAACGAGATTCGAACTCGCACTTCTAGAATATATCTAGCGCTCTACCATTAGAGCTACCTGCTTCTTTCACTATACACCTTGTAAATTTCGCGAAGAGAAAAGCTTAGAGTCTTTGTTAGACTCCGCTTTGAATTCTTGTAATTTACTTATTGTTTTCTTTAACCATTCCTTCTAGTTTGCTCTCTGCGATTACATAAATAATATCGACTACTGCTTTAGTAATTGTCAAGCCAACTAAAATCTTTTTTGTTTTCTTTGACATAAGTAATATCCTCTCTTTCACTATACACCTTGTAAATTTCGCGTAGAGAAAAGTTAAGAGTCTTTGTTAGACTCTTTACTTTAAAACTTTCATAGATTCTAAAATATCAGCTAATCTTTCTCCAGCTTTTTTTCTACGATCAACTTCGAGCCATTCCTGATTTGTCAATTCTCGTCTTAAACTCCAATAATGACCTAGCGATCTGTCATAGCAATATAAATTCTTAATCGATTCTTGTTTCCTCAAGTTTACGTTTTTACTAACCGTTTTAACTAAGTTAGCTCCAGTTTTCGCAACAAGCGGAATTACAACAATAGCGATTTCAGGATTTTCTTTACACCATTCACATCCTTGTCTTATTTTTGTTTTACAACTCCATTTAAAATCTTCAAATTTCTCCTTCATTGATCTGTCATCAACTGTAATAGTTTTACTCATTTTAGATTCCTCCTCTTTCATTATAGAGGTTGTAAATAATGCGTTTTTATATCTCTTTCCTATCAAAATATGTTTCCCATCGCTCTTTCTTGAGAGGTTTCATTCTTAAAGCCCACATAATTTGTCGTATGCTAACTGTAGGATATAAACCATTCTTACACTTCTTAGCTTTACTGTCGAAGTATTCTTTGAATCTTGGATGTAAATATAACACGTCTGTAAGCCAAGGATCTATCTCAGCCCAATGACTCTTCTTAGTATCTGAGTTAAAATATTGCTGGATTATAGCAAGACCTTTGTTGTTGATTAAATATAATGTGCATTTGTTGTATACTGGATGATCGCATTCATAAATTTCACCGTAATTACTAAAATATCGTTCAGGTTTCTCATAATGGTATCTCATAAATTCCTCCTTAAGAAAAAATAAAAGAAAGAGCCTTTGTTAAGACTCCTCATTGCCAAATTGGCATAACCCTGGATAAATTTTTTCAACTACCTCACGAAATTTCTTATATCTTTCGTCTGTCGTGTTTGTCCTATATACCATGAAGTCAGGAAATAACTCGCAATCATAGCCTAATGTCGGGCTATCTATATCGCATATAGCTACCTGAAGTCCTTGAATCACTCCAAACACATGCATTTCATTATTGATTTCATTTCGTTTAGCCACAGTTAAAAAAGTTTTATGTTCCATTTTTTATTCCTCCTTTTTCATTAAAGGATATGAATATCACGCGAATATAAAAGAAAGAGCCTTTGTTAGGCTCAATTCTATTTCTTAGGTAGTAATTTATTGATGAATCCTCTTCCCATCATCGTCGTAACAGTACCTTCTTTCTCAAAGTTTAGAGTTACTTTAGTTCCCCAGATTGTTACAGCTACTGGTATCACAATTCCTGCCGCGCTAATTCCATAGCCAATCCATTGAAAAATCTTATTAGTCTTAGCTTGTTCAGCTTCAAATTTCATCTTTTCAGCTTCATTTTTAATCTTTTCAGCTTCTTGAGCTTTACTAATTTCAATTTTCTCCAATTCCATTGACCTATCGATTAACTTAGTTAATCCTTCAACCATAATTTTGTAATCTTCTGAGTTTGTCTCCATACTCTCCAATACTTCAAGTTCTGTAGATATCTCTCCGTCTAATGCTTCTTTGTAATTAATCATAATAATTACCTCCTTTTCAATATAGAGAATGCTTATTCTGCGTAATAACCACTTTACTAAAATATCACCGATTTATGTAACCTATATGCTTAACCTAGAATAAAAAGAAAGAGCCTTTGTTAAGACTCTAACTCTGACTATTCGTCTATTGAATAAATTATTGATAAGTTCACTAATGCTTCAGGATCTAAACAATTGGCATGTTGTTTCATAATTTCGTCTAACAATTTTTCACCTATTTGATACAATGGAATATCATTAAGCATCAGAGGACATACCGATGTATCTTCTTGCATGTTTTTATGCAATTTGTACATTACAATACCAGTGCCAAGTACAGATATTCCTGTAATCCCATAAGTTAAAATCCCTAACGAATGATTTTTAACCCAATCCTTTTTCCTTTTTAAATTTTGTGACAGTTTTTTCATAATTTATTCCTCCTTTTCTGTCATTAAATACCTTGAATATATCGCGTAAAAAAGAAAGAGCCTTTGTTAAGACTCAGTCTTGTTTTTCGGATTTGCTTTCAGTATACATACCATACAAATATCCACAACCTACTACCAACGTTGCAAGCATAATACCCTGTAAGTGACCTTTTCTACGTCCTCTATTGAATTCAGATTCACAAGCTTTCAAAATATCTTCTACGCCTTTATCGTAGTATACTTCTTTAGTCTCTCGAATCCAATTAGCTACGCAATGGTCCAATAGTGGATTTTTCTCCATTTCCGCTAAAATGTAATTTTGTTGTGTTTTTGTTAGATATTTCATGAATATCACTCCTTTCATTAAAGCGTAGGTTTTCTTCGCGTGTTCAAAATATAAAAGAAAGAGCCTTTGTTAGGCTCAATCGTAATTAATATCGTGAACATCGATAAATTGTGCTTTAGTATTACTGTGTTTTGGTTTTATTCTATAGCCTCTTTTCTCGTATTCTTTTTCTGTTCTCATTTTCCCAACTAAATATCCAGCGGCAAACAATATCATTAATGTTACTAAGCTAAGCACCATATCATAAATACCTTTCATAATAATTTCATTCATATCAATCTATCCTCCTTCATTATAGAAACTGTAAATATAGCGTATCGTATTGTTCAAAAATAAAAGAAGAGTCCTTGTACAGAACTCAACTTTGCTATTCCATACCCATCATTTCTCTAGCAAATAGTTCCGTACAAAGAGCTTCTCCTATTTTTTCTCCGGTTTCTTCTACTGTAAAAGTCATTATACAATCTCTACCTAAATCAGCAGCGTCATCTTCGAAATTCATAGCTACATTTGAAGCTACATCTGATACTGTATCTAATGCGTCTACAACATTTCTAGATTTATTTCTTTTTAATCCGAAATATGCCATACCACCAAATACAACAATTCCTCCAACAATAGCAATTTCTTTCTTATGCTCCTCACACCAATTTTTAGTTTTAGTTAAAATGTCTTTATTCATATAAAAGACCTCCTTTCATTATATAGTGTGTAAATAATGCGAAGAAAAATAAAAGACTACACAACGGTAGTCTAATCAACAAAATATAAATGTTCATATTTATTAAAATTCTGTTTCTATCTCTTCTTCCATGATTGGCTCTTCTACAAAAGGTAACTCCGCCAATTCTTCCTCTTGTTTCTTAATTGCAGAATATGCAGTGTAGGCAATAGCTCCTCCTATCCCTACTAAAAATCCACCAATTATATATAGTCTTGTATTGTTCATAGAAAAATCCTCCTTAGTTTCTTTTATTACTTAATAGCCAGAAAAACTTTCTGTATCTATCATAATACATATCTTTGCCACAAGGCATGCTCATTTTAGTTTTTAAATAGGTGTACGAAAGACCCTCAGTTATACCCTTTAGAATATACGGATATAAGGATGAATCTGTTTCCATTGCAGTCTCTTCTATTAAGTCAATCTTCTCCAAATAATATGCTTTGTCTATAGCGATTCTAGCTGTCATATCAACCTTACCACTATTACCCTTCACTTCATAAAGCTTTGGAGAAATTGTAGTCTTATTGTCTAAATATATGTATAACTTCTTCCATCTAGGATATTGTAAACAGAAATGCTTTAATTCGTAGTGTCTATGCTTGTCTATCCAATATTTATTCTTAACTGATACTTCTGGTCTTATTGTAGTTCCCATTAATTTATCCTCTCTTCCTCATTTGATTAACTTTCTTTAAATATTTAACAGTTGACTCCTCAATTTTTTCCTTAGTTATTTTACCATACACAATTACCACAGCATTGTTAACTTTGACAGTCATCATCTTTTGCTTTTGCAAATAAAACCTCCTTTCTTAATAACCATTAACTTTCTAATAGTTACCATTAGAATTTATCATTGTTTTTTGTCACCTGTGTACTGGTAATTTATTCTAGGTTAAAAAATTCCTAATCTAGAATAGAATTCACAATTTGTTAACATAAAACTTGTAAGAATATAGTATAATGTAAAGCGTTATCATTTTTGGCATGAAGGAGAGTGATCAAATGGATAAATATGCCATATACTTAAGAAAAAGTAGAGCTGATCTAGAGGCTGAGAAATTAGGTGAAGGAGAAACTCTAGCTAGACATAAGAAAATATTAACAGAGCTTGCCGCAAGAAGAGGTCTATATGTCGAGAAAATATACCAAGAGATAATATCAGGTGCTGAGACAATTAAGGATAGACCAGAAATACAAAAGTTAATTAATGACGCGTACAAAGGAAAATATAGAGGAGTAATAATAGTAGAAGTAACTAGATTGTCTCGTGGTAGTCAAGGTGATGCACAAATTATTATGGATTGTCTAAAATATGCAAACCGCAATAAAGGCTTACTAGTAGTAACTCCTACGAAGGTTTATGATGTAGCACACAATTCCGACGATGAGGAATATATGGAATTTGAGTTATTCATGAGTCGTAGAGAATATAAGATGATACAAAAGCGTATGGATAGAGGTAAGAAACAATGTGTAGTAGAAGGTAACTACATGGCAAGCTATAGACCTTATGGATACGATATACTTAAGACAAAGACTAGCAGGACATTAATACCAAATGAGGAAGAAGCTCCCATAGTTAAGAAAATATTCCGTTGGACAGTCGAGCAAAATATGACTCCTGGAGAAATAGCTCGGAAGTTAACATCTATGGGAACTCCAACTTATACTGGAGATCCTGAATGGTCCGCTGCTACTATTAAGACCATTCTTACTAACCCTACTTATATAGGTAAGGTTAGATGGAATGATAGAATGCAAGTTAAGACAATGGTTAATGGTGAGCTTGTGACTAGTCGTCCTAGGTCAAACCATACTGAACACTTTATGTTATATGACGGAAAGCATAAAGAACATGCATTGATTGATGAAGAGACGTTTAATAAGGTGTCTGAGAGATTTACTAGCGATAAGACTAAGCATAATCTTAAATTGTACAACCCATTAGCTGGAATATTTTCCTGTAAGAATTGTGGTAAAATGATGCACTATCAAAGATATACGACTAAGCAAAACGTACAACCTAGATTTACTCATAAGCAATCTCAAATATGCAAAGTTAAATCTGTATTGGCTACCGATGTGATGAATGCTGTAGTTCATGCTCTTAAGTTGTATATAGAAGATTTCGATGTGAAAATAAACAATTTACCTCAAACAGATGAGAACAAAATAGCTAAAGAAATAGAATCGTTAACAACTGAACTTATGAAAATAGAAAAGAAATTGTCTAAACTATTTGATGCTTGGGAAGATGAACAAATATCAGACAATGAGTTTGTAAAGAGAAAAGCAGTTAATAACCAAAGAATAGAAAATATAAAAGCTGAGATAGAGAAACTTGAAAACTCTATACCTGAGAAAGAGGAATATGAAGAAAAAATCATGGCTCTGTCTGACGCTCTAGATTCACTATTAGATGAAAATATAGATGCTGACATACAAAACGAGTATCTAAAACAAATAATTGATAAAATAGAGTTTAGTAGAGAAAATAATAAAGAATTTATCCTTGATGTGTTCTTGAAGTAATCTTCAAGGATAATATTTTGTGACCAATATCTATCATGGGTGTGCTATATTTAAATCTCCACCATGATACAAATATACTTAAAAAGGATGATGTAAATGCGTATAATATGGAAAGATAGTTTCGCTAAAGAATCATATAAGCCTATAAGATACAGAGGATATACAGTTTTGTGTTGTCAAGATAGTGATGGGTGGATTACCGACAAGCCAGATGATTACAATATTTACAAAAATCATTACTGTGCCCTAAACGCTATAGATAAATATCACGGTGGTAAACCGGGAGAAAACGGAAGTAAGAAACGTAAATCATATGGTATACAAATAATAGGACAACATGATTAATTTATAATAAAAATAAAAGGGGATGTAATTGCTACACTCCCTTTTATAATCTCTAGTCCTCGTGATACATTTTCATCTTTTCTTGAATGATATGTACCTCATCTTCAAGGGCATAAGTCCTCTCAATGACAGTATTGTGTTTTTCAACTTTCTTGTCTAATTCTTCAATTTTGTAGTTAATCAACGCTTGTGATTTTTGATTATTAGAAATGGTGGCAATTACGCTTGGTATCGCAACACATAAACCACTTATTATTGCGACTATTACATCTGCGTCCATCGCCACCACCTACTTTGTTTCTTTGTTGATTAGTTGCACGAATAATTGATGCAATCCGGTACTAGCTAGGCCACTGAATAATCCGCCTAATAGAACTTGTGGTGTGAAACTCATATTCATCCATACGTTAAGACCCACACCAATAATTCCCATAATCAATGGAATATATTTGTTAGGGATTTGTGTAATGCTTGTTTTAATAATATAACCAACACATAGACAAATACCAACTACGACTACTACTAAATAGTCATTTAAAAAACTTAAATCCATAATCCTACTCCTTCTCTACAACATCTTCTGTTAAATCAGGTTCTTGCTCTGATTCCTCATAGACAACCTGCTCTGATTCAACTTTTTTTTGTTCTTCATATTCTTGCTTCTCTTTGTCTAATAAGACTTTTACGTTATTGTTTAGGTCCATTAATAAACTTTCAACAATAATAGAAACCATAGAAGCAGGAATACCATCTTTTAAGCACTCGTTAATAGTATTGGTTAGTTTATCTTTAGCCTCAACTACACGAGTATTTGCTCCTTTTTGTGCCATAAGTATCACCTCCTAAAATATCATTCAACTAATTCCCATCCTTGAGGATAGGCTGTTGGTGAATATACGTTTGCGTCAATTAGTGACTTATAATGCTTACCTTCGAACGTCACCTTAGCGTTTTTAGCGTATGCGTCGTGAGCTCCAGTAGGTTGCTTGAACTCAGGCCATTCTTCAGCTGGATTCGCAATTTCTACATATAACGAGCTAGCTGTATCAGGGGTCCAGTCTGCTTGAGATGTGTGGTCCTGTAATACCTTATAGAACTTGTCGTGATACATAAATCTATCATTCTTCTTATAAGATACTGATTCACCAGACCACTCAGGATATAAGTATCTCATAACGAAAGCTTGATCATCTGTGGCAGCTGATAAGACAGCTGATTGCTGAAGCTCGACTTGCATTTTCTGGCCTTCTTCCATAGCTTCTTGCTTCTGTTGCTCTTTAATATAAGCATTGTATTTTTCTTGGTCAAATTTTAGATGGTTCTTGCCGTCATCTCCAGCATAGCCCACATAACCTTTAAGTTTAGAGAAGTCAACAGTGTCTCCATCTAAGACTACTTGCGTCTGAGTCTCGCTAGTCCATGCTGAACTAATTAGCAAAATATCATTGAAATCCATTCCTACTTTAATATAAACATTTGTCATAAATTTTTCCTCCTTTTTGAATGTTACTTTCTAAGCTGTACGACGCCAGAAGTAGACAGTGATATATGGTTGAAGCAAAGACACTTTAGCGTTAATTTCACCATGAGATGCACTCAACGCTTGACTTCTAACAATTGTTCTATCTTCATAAAAACCAGCTTGTGTATTTCTAACAAATCCATAATTAGACCCTCCACAGTTTAAGTTTGGAGATGTATAATTCCCACCAGTGTTATTTGTACTAAAGGTCATACTTGTACTACCATCGTCACCAGTACCTTGTCCTATTAATGTTCTACCTTGACCGAACTGAAACCAAGTCCCACCTAAGAAGTTTCCTGGGTTGTTATTGTTATATGTAATATAGACTGCACCGACTGGGAAAGCCATGCCTAGTGTTAGAATTAAATCATTACTGTTTTTTCCGCCAGGGCTTAACCTATATTGTCTTGTAGTTCGATTATTTCCTGCAGTATAGTCTGTATCTTTAATATATGAAAACAATAAGCAGTCGTTATAGTCTGCATTAACTTGATAGGTTCCAATTTCCCACGAACCATTCGGAGTTGGAATGGTCATGGCTGGATTATATCCATTGACCCCGCTTATTTTTATTTTGGCGTTATCTCTACCGTTGATCCAACTAGAGCTACCACCAACGCCGTATATAACTGAACCTTGAAATCTAGCCTTACCGGTTACATCCAGATTATACTCATTTTGAGGTATACATCCGATGCCGACACCCCAAGAACGCCACGCCATAGTTGTCTTGATCGTAGGTATTACTTGAGTAGCTGTAACGTATGTTGTAGTATTGACTTTATCCGCTATACGCAATTGAATAGCGTAGGTTGAATCTGTTTCTAAATTAGTTAAAACTAACCCATCGCTAGCAGTAGTCCAATCGAAGTTATCTTTCTTATATTGTTGTAACGAAATATCATTCAACTGATTACCCTTAGTATTCACGTCTGTATATTGATAGATAGGGCTGTAAGCTAACGTGTAAACCAATTTTGCACTAGTATTAGGGTCATCTAGACGTGTAGCGGTGAAAGCTCTAATTGTCGGAGCAGCATAAGATTGCACCATAACCTGTTTGCTAACACTGGCACTTAATCCACGGCTATCCGTCGCAGTAACAGTGATAGTCTTCGTACCAGCGGTCAACCCACTAAAATTAGCATTTTGACTATTTTGAGTAGTTGCCCCAGTACAAGCTATATTATAACTAATAGTCGTTCCGCTAGGAGCTCTACGCAAACTAGCCGAAGGACTTGAAACGTTTAATGTGGATATACCTGCGATAAAACAGGTCGCCGCGTTATTAAAAGCCCCACCACTAAGAGTTGGGAGCGATAGAGTAGGAGTAGCACCACCATCACTGTTGATATTAACTGTAAAAGTCTTAGATACATAGCTCGATCTACTGCGATTAGCGTTTTCAATCCAAGCTGTGATTTTGAATTTATTACTAGAGTACGCTTTAGTCCCTAACTTCGAAGCGTAATTTGCAGCAGCGTACGATATATCTTGACTTGTGTTCTTCCACGGTGTGTCAGCATATGACTTAGCGTTGCATAGCCAAGTATCACCATAATATAAATCACACATCCTGACAAATTTCTCACCATTTGTCGTAGACCCACCACTAAGTGGTATTGTCAATGTTGAGTTAGTATAAGGATTATAAGTCCCAATATCACCAATCGTAGGAGGACTAAGCTTATTAATCGTCACAACGCCAGAGTATTTATAGTCAGACCTAGCAATATCATTAGCACAACATACAGCAAACTGATAAGTTGCTCCTCGAGTAGGTGTTCCTATATCCCAAGTATAACTAGTAGTGTTAATGTTATTGTCAGGATATCTCCACTCGTAAGAACCACCGTTAATTGAGCAACCGATAGCGTAAGTTACAGAGTTGTTATAGCTACTTGCTTTATTCCACTTAACAGTAATAGATGTCGTCTTCTCCGATACTGTAGAAGTTGTCGGAGCAGTAACAGAACCCATAGTAGGAGCAGAACCAATCTTATCTAGAGCTACAGTTCCACTAATACTCTGATTACTAAGGTTAATTATACCGTTAAAATTTGCATAACCACTAATGGTAATACTCTTATTACCAGTATAAGGTACCCAAACAGAGTGAGATATCAACCCTGCTGAACCATTACTACTAGCACTAAGCCTTGCCCCTGTACCAGTGACTTGACTTCCGTTAATAGTAATGCCATAGCCGTATACTACAGCATCGAAATACCAACCGTTACGGTTTTGTGCAATCAATGTAACGTTTACGGTAGAACCACCTTGACCCTTCACGGAATTCCAACTAATTATCAAGTTACAGTTTTGACTTACATTATTACAAAATGAACCACTTGCCATATAACCACCCCTTTCTATTTAATAACATCAATATTGACACCGTTTGAAACTTTTGTGATTTTTACATTGTTACCGAAATATAAGTGCTCATTGACGGTAACATCATTCATATTCGCATTACCATTCACTATTAAATTAGCAGGACCAACAGAAGTTCCAAGAGTGACATTTGATTTGAACAAATATGATACACCATCATCAGTGGTAGTCAACTCATTGTTATTCATAATTAAACTTTTACCGTTTAAAATAACATTATTAGAGACATTAATACCAGTACCTATAACAGCCGTACCATCTTGTTTAAGAGATATCTTATCTGCGTCATGGTCGTCTGCTATAATAATATCTTGAGCGAATCTACTAGCTGAAGAGTCAGTTAATTGAACTCGCTTAATACCATTTTGACCATTTTGAATTGTCAGTAAAGCATCCCCACCGGCAGTCGAGCTAGGGTCAGCGATTTTAATATTACCAATATCCACAGTACCTGAGAATACACCACTAAATTCACCCTGAGTAGCCTTCATAGAACCTTCGGAATATACGATCCAAGGAGCTGATTCACGTTCTTCGTAAGATGCCCCAGCCCAGAAACGAACCTGTTTTGTTTTATCTTCTGGTGCTAATGACCAATCGGTTGCAACATCTCCTTTTTCAAGTTTAGGATGTGCCATCCAGAATGTACCATTTCTATACGCTCCTATAACAATAGCAACATAAACCGCATTTTGTGGAGCAACAGCTGTCATGCTTTCATACACCCATTGATTGTTTGTAAAAGAAACTTTCTTCCTGAATGTACCAGCCAAACTACTGTCAGAAGTATAAAAATAAATACCAAAAATAATTCCACTACCATCTATTGCACTAGAATCTTTAGTGTAAAAGTTAGCTTGCGCAGTATACGATTTACCGACTGTACAACGTATCACATTCGATCCAGAATAAAGCCATTGTATACTATCCTCAGTCAAACCACTTCTTTCAAATTTAACAGTATTTGTTAATTTATATTGGAACCCAGTATCTACTGAATGATTGCTTCCTTTTACCCAACTTGTCAAGCCATTATAAAATGAAGTATTTAATTGCAAGTTCCTTCCACTACCACCAGCCGATACTATACCACCATCATTTGTAATAACAGAACCTCTAGCAATAATATCATTGAATTCAGCCGTGCCATCATTATTAATAGTCCAACCAGTTTTACTCTCGACATAGTTACCACTAGAAGCAGAACCTCTGATAGTCACTTCTCCATTATTGGAAATATTGAATGTCTGCTGATTAGTTGTCTTATTAAGAATAGATAAACCGTAAGCATTAATACGTTCTGCAGATAATAGACCTGATGTGATACGGTTAGCATTAATCTCCTGAGCGTTGATAATGTTCATTACTGACGAGCCAGTAGCAAAAATATCATCTACAGCTAACTGGTCAGTCTTAATGGTGTTAGTCTTAATGTACCCACCATTAATAACCGTCTCACCATTGACGACAGAATCTTTTGCCCAGTTATCTATGATAGATTGATTTGCTTTATTATTAATAGCATTTTGTGTACTACTGTCCAAACCTTTAAAAGTTACCAAACCATTCAAGTTAATGTTGTTAGCAACCAACTGAGCTGTTCTGTCAGTTAAAGTAAAATCAGTAGCAGAAGTACCGGAATTAACAATCCAACTAAATTTAGATGCTGTTTGTTCTGCGGTAGTTTTAGCAGAATCTGCAGTAGTTTTAGCCTTAGTGACACTTGTCTTGATACCTTCAGTACTAGTCTCAATCTCTGTAATCTTGCTACTCATAGATGTCTGATTGGTCTGAACATCACCAATAGTAGTCTTCATACCATCAACAGTTTTGACAGTTTCTAAGTACTTATCTTTTAATGAGCTTCCGTCAATAGTAGTTTCTTTTATAAGCTCTGTAATCTTACCTTGCTCTTGCTCTATAACAGTCTGTAAAGTCTTATTACCATCTTTGTCGATATACTGAATTTTCTTAGCTTGAATATTAGCAGTATCGCTAACCATCTGATCAATAATCAAACCATCTGGAACTGCTTGTTTAGTAATCCCATTTTGATTGTAGATTGCAGTTGTACCATCTTCGCCAAACACAATAAAGTTGAAATTACCTTGAGCGTCTTTACCAATCTGTAATCTGACTTTGTTATTCTTATCTTTGAACTGTTGTGTAGAGCCGCTGATTACTATACCGCCGTCGTCACTCTTAATAGCAAATTTATTAGTACTAATCGTGCCAGCATTTAACTTACTAACATCTAATCCTTCAATATTAGCACTCTTGATGATGGCGTCGTCAATTACTACATTCTCAGCTGTTAAGTGAATAGTCTGCAAAGTACCAGTACCAATACTACCCGATAAAATAGAATTAATATTAGCAACTAAACCGTTTAATTCTACAATAGTAGCCTTAGCTGCATTTAAATCTTCAATTGTTGCTTTATTAGCAATTAAAATTTCCAAATTTGCTTTAGCCGCATTTAATTGTTCGATAGTTGCATACTTAGTATCTAACACGTCCACAATTGCATGAATCGCTGTTAAGTCATCTGTAATTGTCTTAGTCGATTCAGTAATTTGTGTCTTAACATACTCAGCATCCACTTTTTTCGCAATTAACTGATTCGCTGTTGTCAAGTCAGTCTGTAAGGTTTGAATGGATGCCTTAGCTGCATTTAAATCTTCAATACTTGCTTTCTTAGCGACCAACTCTTCTACTTTAGCCAAGTCAGCATTTAACATATTAAAACTACCCGTCAAAGCATCTAACTCAGTGATTTTTGCATAAGTAGCTTCCGCGTTGGCTACTTTTAAATAATTAGCTTCCAATTCTTCAACACTTGCTTTTGCAGCCAATAAGGTTTCGACAGTTGCTTTATAAGCATTAAAGTCACCTGCTTGTAAATATGTAGCTTTAGCATTGTCAATCGTTAAGTATTTAACATCAGCAGCTTCAGCACTAAGTTTCTTAGCATCTAAATCCTGTATAGAAGCCTCGTTAGCATCTAATCTCTTAACTGATGCATCTTTAAACTTTGCATAATCAGCATTTAACTTAACTACATCCGCACTAGTAGCCCTTAATTCGTCAACTTTAGCGTAACGAATATCAGCTTCGTCAGCGTTAAGTTTATCAGTATCAAGTCTTGTAATATCAGCTCTATCAGCCATTAACTTACCGTTAATCTCAACATTAGTAGCTTCTAAGCTATCTATCCTAGCGCTATTAGCTTTTAGTGAATCATTGATAGTAACATTGTTAGCCACTAAATCTTTAATTGTAGCCTTGTCTAGGTTAACTGTTTCTTTTAGGTTATTTAATTCTTGACTTCCAGCTGAAGGGTTACTGCTATTACCGATAATAACAGCCTGATGATTCTTGATTAAAACTAAGACACGTTCACCAGGCTTAATATCAGTAGTTGTAGTAATTGGGGTTAAGAGGCTTGAGCCATCTAATTTGACATAATCAACACCATCTGATTCTACAGTAGTGCCGTATGCCGTTATTTCTTCATCTTTATTAGATTCGTCGATTACAATATCAGCAAAATCCTTTAAGACATCTCTTGTTAAATCAGACATTGTTTATTACCTCCATAATTTTGTCGTGTACACTGCCGTCTCTTGAATTGAGCAACCAGTAGTACATTTAATACTCTGTGATACGATTCTAGCCTTCACATTACGAATACCAGCTCTTGTATAGTTCAGAACCACACAATCACCAATTCTTGTCGTGTTGAAAGCATGAGAATATGTAATCTTGTGAGATAGCGACGATAAGCTCTTGAGTAACTGAGTAGCATAAGCGTCGAGCATATCTTGAGTTGGAACCCCAGCGAATTTAGGATTCGTTTCTCTGTGCACAATCTCTCTGCCACGACTCTTAGTTGACACAATGCTATTTTCATCGTCATTCACAATACGAGAAAAGCGGTATCCTAAGCTGCTAGAATATACTACTTCTACAACATTAGGAATACCGTATAAGTCTCTTTCATCCTTGAACGAAGGATATAAAATTGAACTATTATCGTCAGTATAAGTATAAACCGGTTGTAAACTAGATGTACTTTGGTCCGGTTGGAACATTACATTACCCATCTCGTCTAGCATGTATGAGAACTTAGCAGAGGTCATTAGATCAGTAGTAAATGTTAGCCAGTCCTCATCTAATGATGATACGAAGTCTGCTTCTAACACATGACTACTATCTGTCATGACTACTGGAGCTCTTAAATGCTCTCTAGCGATAAGCGATACAGCGTTCATTATTGGTTGCCCTTTAAGTAAAGAATATCCAATCGGTGGCTTGCTGTTCTTTAACTCTATTAACGGTGTATATCCATCAACAGATATAGAAACGCATTTACCATCGAAGTTCACATGAGGTGTTTGTATCAAGAATGTTCCTAGCGCAAACTTACGTCTTTCCTCATTTTGATTCGCTACGAGATAGACTCTAATATAGCACTCACCAATATCCTCAGTCATGCTAATACTAACAGAACCAAGAGTGGAATTCGATGCATCTCTTGTGATTGTACAACTTGTGATTGTAGTGACTCTCTCTGAATCTCTCCATGAATTTGGATCAACCTTATAAAATTCATAAGTTTGTTCCATTGACTCGTGCCAATTAATCATTAGATTTCATCCCTTTCCACTCGTTTTACGGTAAGTGTCACATTGACTGTTAGCTCTGCATGTTTGATAGGCATCTTAACTGTGACATTAGCCCAATATCCAATACCTGATGGCTCTCTAATATATACATCTCCAGCCCATTCAGATAATCGTCTTAAAGCGTAGATAGTGTCTTTATAGCTCTTAGGAATAACAGCATTTAACGTCATAGTCTCACCACGCTGAGTACCATAATAAGTAACTGGATGCTTACGTCCAATATACTCTACTAAAGATACGTCTGGGCTGTGTGATTCATCAACATCGACATTAAATGGTAGTTTAACCATTGAACCTGCCCATGTAGGATCTTCCATCTCGTCTTCACCTAGGTAATCAAAGTTCATCCACTTTTCACTCCATTGAATGATTATAGCAGACTCACCAATATGTTGCCCTGGAAGATCTACGAAGGATATAACACCAGTGTTTGTATCAGTTGCTACAATCCTATACCTAGCGAAGTCCAAAGATGGATGTGGGTCTGTAACAGTCACAACTCCATCGTTAGGAAGGTCAGTAGCAATCTGTGTAAATGTGCCATTAAACTCTCTACGATAGACTGCTAGAGAAATATCCCTAACTAAGTCCTCGTCAGAGTCTTTACAATAAGGTGCGACGTACGTACAAATCTTGTCACTGTCAATTCCAATAGAAGCATCAGGTTCATAGTCTCTCAAAGTCCAGTTAACTGTAAATATAACAGACTTTTCAGCAGTCAAACCTGAGTCCATGGATACCACTATAGTTAGTTTATACATCTGATTGTTCTGAAGCATTAAATCTCCAGCTGATAAATATAACTGCAAGTTACGCTTAGTCGCATTGAACAGCTTAGAATATACCTCAGTGCCAGCCGTGACAATGGTCTCTACACCAATCTCATTCTCAGTGGTATAGGTATCATTTGCGGTGATTGATACAAAATATGTTACTGGTTTCTGATTTAAAGGACCTGGCTCACAATAAATATCAAAAGGCAAAGTCTTAAGAATATTGTTCTCGTCAAGTGAGAGGGTCCAATCTAATGTAGGGGGAGCATATAGATTGATAGTTCTCTGTACTGACCAGTCACCATACTCATCGACTACGCCTTTAGTCTTGATACGATACTTTAATTCAGCACCATCCTTATAGTTTTTCGTGTTGAATGTGTAATAGTGAATCTTCTCTTCTGAAGTATCATTGTCATCAACATCACTAGTGAGGGTTATTGTGTCAGGAATTCCATTTACCGATAACTCAATCTGAGCAGCTCTTTGCTTAGAACCATCTTCTGAATTGTGAGTCCAATATAATGTAATATCTTCTCCAACAATGGCAGTAGACGACATTGTCCAAGTTGTAGGTGCTTCAGGTTTTGTACCTATAGCAACTGAGACTGTTTCACTCCAAGTCGACTCACCTTTCTCATTTGTAGCTGCGACTCTGAAATACCATCTTTTACCTTGCTCTAATCCTGTAACAAAGGCAGTTGTATTCTCTACAGTCATTGAACTAACCTGTGATGAGCTATCAAAATATGCTTCTCTGAATGTATACTGAACTGTATACTTAGTTGCAGTATCTGATTTATTCCAAGTAAGTTTTGCAGAGTTTCTACTATCAGCTGCGACGGTTACATTTTGAACTGCTGCTGGAACAGTTAAAGTTTCACTACTGTAATCAGACCACTTACTATAAATTCTAGAAGTACTATAGATGTTTACTGCTCTCGCTCTAACTCTATACTTTCCTCCAGCAGTTACATTAGAAACATATGTTGCCATTCTGGTTAAGACAGTCACTCGTCCAGTGTTAGCTAAGGTAGTTCCATTATAAACCTCGAACTCAATCTCGTCAGTTCTAGCATCTGAAATGTTTTCTAGCTTAGCTGTTAACTGAAACTTGTTGATTGTCACACTCGGAACCGATGGGGCATTTGGAGCATCTCTCTCGAATGAATACTCAGCGGATACTGAAGTACCAGTCCAATATGATGCTTGTTGTCCGTTAGATTCATAAGTTTTAGATACTGGCTTAACAGTAACACGAATCTTTAAAGCGTTGGATGGTGCGCTATAAGTAGCATACTTCTCATTTTGAGTAGCGTCTGAGTTACCACCACTAAACCAAATGCCATTACCTGTATCGTAGTGCCATTTAACTTCATACTTATCTAAAGTCTTAATATATTCGGTAGTTCCTCCACCAGTAGTTGTAGTAGTTCCACCGTTTAAATTTCTAACATTAATAGGGGATACAATATTATTTGTTCCACTTTCGTTTCTACCTAATACTGCTCTATCCCCTCTGACTTCCATAATATACCACCTTTGGTTCATTACCCATGATGGTATTGCTACACCATTATAATATGTAGCACCTGATTTAATACTAACCAAACTACCAGTAGTGATGCTAGTTGTTGTGGTAGTTGGTTTTCTAGTTTCTTCTTTAAAGTCCCAAGTGGCGTAGTAAGTATTACTAGTACCACCTTGAAGTTGAATCTTTAAATTTGATACTGCTGGCATTTACTACACTCTCCTTTCAACTTTAACTGCTCTAACAATAGTCTTGATAGCGTCAACGATATCGTCATCGCTAGCATAAACACCATTAATAGAATATGTATCTCCACTATTTAAGTTTCCTAATTCTTTACGTAACTTATCAATAGCACTAATGATATCATCATTTTGACCATTTTGATTTAACTTCATAGCTGTGTTGATAGCGTTAAGGTTTGATCTAACTCCGACTGATTGTGTACCTCCAAGTAAGCTAGTGATACTAGCTGCACCTGATGTAACTTTAGATAAGTCTAATACTGGAGTGATTACCGGTTGAACATCGACATCAGAATCTAGAATATTAGACATTTTACTAACCGCATTGATTAATGCTTCTTTAGCATTGTCAGCCATCTTAGTACCAGCTCTACTAGAGTCAACAAAATTATTAGCAATACCATTCGTGAAACCTACACCGAAGAAATCACCAATCTTATAACCAACTTTAGAAGGCGAATGCTCATCTAAAGCTTTTGCTGCTGCGTTTTTTGCTGCATTAGCCATTGCTCTAGCTGCTACACTAGCTGCAAATGAACCTGATCTAATACCATTAGCGAATCCTTGAGCTAAATAGCTACCTGCACTATTAAAACTACCATAATAGCTACGTAACTTGCTAGCTGCTCCTGATACAGTACTTGTAACGGCCGAATTAACACTAGCCTTACCACTCTTAATGCCCGATGCTAAATTGCTGGACATTTTAGCGCCTGCAGATTTGAATTCTCCATTCTTACTTTTAGCAGTTGAAGTTAATGTTGATAGAACACCGTTCATGGCAGTTTTTAAATTACCTGAAGCACCACTAATTCCTTGAGAGATTGAGTTTACAATATTAGACCCTACGCTGCTCAATTGCTTAGCTGCATTCTTAATAGGAGTTACTAAGTTATTCACGATAGTATTTCCTACTCCACTCAATGAACTAGCAGCAGAGGCAAAGCCACTAAATGATTTTCCTAAATTTCCAAGACCTGAAGCAATAGATGAGAAATCTACACCTGATAACTTATTGACAGCCGAAGCTACTTTTTCAGCACCATCGACACCGGACGAAATATCACCAATACCCGCAAAGCTTTTAACACCATTTGCTAATGATGTTAATTTACCTTCCAAGTTACTAGGTAAATCACCCATGCCTTTCCATTTCTGAACCGCTTCTCCTAAATCTCCTAATGGACCAGTAATTCCACTTAAACTCCACCCGCCAATAAAAGCGAAACTGAATGCTAAAATTCCATTTGCTAATCCACTTAAACCATTTCCTAAATCGGCGTCAATTTTTAATCCATCCCACTTACGAAGTGAATCTGATAAATCACCTAATGGCCCAGTTATAGTACTTAAAGAGAATCCACCCATAAAGCACCAAGTAAATGCTTGAATACCACTAGCTAATCCTTGTAATCCTGTCACAAGAGCTGGGTCAATTTTTAAGCCATCCCATTTACGAATAGAGTCAGCCAATGTGCCCAACGGAGCTGCAACTTCAGAGATTGCTCCAGCGCCCATTCCACTAGCCCAGAAAGCATTAACGCCTTTTGCTAATGAACCTATTTGCTGTCCTAGAGTTGGGTCAATAGATAGTCCATCCCATTTACGAATAGAGTCAGCTAAATCACCCAATGGTTTTGCTACCGTGGCTAATGCTCCAGCGCCTAAACCACCTAATGTAAATTCCAATATACCATCCGCTAAACTAGCTAACATGCTTCCTAGATTGTCTGGTATATTTGTTATTCCAGCCCATTTCTGAACTGATTCTGCTAAGTCACCTAATGGCTTTGCTACTTTAGCAATGGAATCTGCGCCAAACCCAGATAGAGTATTCATCAATCCACCTAAAGCTACTTCGCCTAAGGCATCTTGCATAGCTGATAATCCACGTTTAATCTCGTCCCATGACATTGAGCCAAACTTCTGTAATGCATCAGCTATCTCACCTAATCCTTGAGATGCTAAAGTAATTGTTCCCGAACCGATAAGACCAGCGAAACCGGTTAGAACTCCGGTTAATCCAGATGCAGTGCCTAATTCAGCTAAAGCACCTCCCATACCAGCTAAGCCACGTCCTATTTCTTCCCAAGACATAGAGCCAATACCGGCAAGTGCCTGCGCTATTTCATCTAAAGACTGAACTGCTAATACGATAGTTCCAGATCCAACTAATCCGGATAGACCAGCAAGCTTTCCTAAAGCTCCACTGACTACTCCAATCTCAACTAAAGCTCCTCCCATACCAGTTAAGCCTTTTTTGATAGTATCCCATGATAAAGCACCAATAGAGGCTAATGCATCTGCTATCTCATCAAGAGATTGAACTGCAAGTACAAGTGAGCCTGCTCCAATAAGACCAGATAAGCCAGTTAATTTGCCAAGTAGACCAGTCACAACAGCTACTTCGGTTAAAGCTCCTCCCATACCAACTAGTCCGATTTTGATTTCATCCCAAGACATAGTAGAGAAGTTAGCAAAAGAAGCTTGTAAATCTGCAAGAGACTGTACAGCTAGAACTAATGAACCTGCACCAATAAGACCAGATAATCCAGTTAATTTACCAAGCAATCCAGTTACGGTAGCTACTTCCGTTAAAGCTCCTCCCATACCAGCTAAGCCACGTCCTATTTCTTCCCAAGACATTCCTGCGAAACTACTAAGCCCTTCAGCCATCTTGCTCAATGATTGAACGGCTATTAATAATGACGCGCTACCAGATAAAGACTTTCCACCGCCGAATTTGCTCAGAGCTTTTAGTGTAACGACAAATTCAGCTAAAGCTCCACCCATGCCTGTTAACCCTCTAGCGATTTCATCCCAAGATAGCCCTGAGAATTTCTGAAGAGCATCGCCTAATACTTTGCAAGACTCCGCTAAAGCTAACATTGCGACACTGGTAGATAGTTTTATCTCAACTTTACTAATAGCCCTTAGACCTTTCGACAAAGCAAATAATCCTACTCCAACACCACTTAATCCTTTGACCAATTCCGCAAAAGATAGTTTTGCTAATTTCTCAACAGCACCGGATAAAATCTTCATAGCAGTTGCAAGTAAAATTAGTGATGCTCCAGCCTTAATTAAGCCCTTATTATCAAAGTATTCCAACGTTTTAACCATCGATTTGAATGATAAATTTAGCATTGTAAACATTGCACCCATAGCAGTCAAGCCTTTTGCCATGTCTTGAACATTCAAGGTTGACAAACTTTTAAGCGAAGCGGTAAGGATTGCAATAGCACTAGCTATTCCTACTAACGATGTGACTTTAATTCCAGATGTGAAAGATTGAATTGAATCGTGTACTGAATCTAAAATATTTGAGAATTTGTCTTTTATTCCCTCAGCGTCTTTTCCACCTTTTCCGCCAAAAATAAATGAAAATTTTTCTTTAATATCGTCAAGCATTCCACATAGTTTTTTTGCTACAGTAAATATTCCACCACCAAGGATACCTGCTAAAACATCTCCCATTGAGACATTGTCGGATATCCATCCAAATACTTTAGTTATACTGTCCCAAATACCTGTTAGTACTTTAGAAATACCTTGACCTACTTTAGATAGCACATCACCAAAACTACTAATATGAGATGCGGCACCCTTCAAAACTCCAGCAATATCAGAAACCATCTTACCTAAGCTACTAGCGATTCCAGATGTGTTAAACCCTTCGTTTAAGGACGTAAACATATCGCCAATAGCTGCCGTAATACTTAGAATGATATCTACGACACTACCAAAAGCACCAGAACTAAATACTTTACCGATGGTAGTAGTAACTAACTCGAAAGCTTTCTTAACCATATCAACAACAGAGAATAAACCCTTGAATGTTCTCTTAAGTTTATCTGCCGTTTCATCACTGATTTTGATTTTCTCAGTTAAGCTCTTGAAGCCTTCGGTTAAATTAAGTAATTGCTTAGCTGTAGTAGGTGGAAAAATGTCACGGAAAGCTTCTTTAATAGGTGTAACAATACTAACTAATCCTTTAAAAATGTTAGAAAATCCTTCTATTAATTTAGTACGACCACCTAAGTCAGCCCATTCATGCACTATTTTATTTCTGGCATCGGAACTATCATTAATCATTTTATTAAGCACATCACTGACTGAAGTCCACAACGTTCTAGCTTCCTCAAAGTCACCGATAATTGTTCTCCATGTTTCAGTCCAACCTGAACCCAAAGCTTCTTTTAACGTATCAATTAACTGTGTGAAAGTCTTAACCTTAGTGGCTGCCTCATTCGCTGTTTTAGCCATGTCGGCCATTTGCTTAGCTTCTTCTTGTGTATAACCTTGGCTGACAAACTTTTTAACCGCTGCCTCATACTCTTCTTGAGTTTCTGCTGCGGTTGCAAACTGATCCAAAGTCTGAGTCAACACTTCCGCAGTAAGCCAACCTGTTTGTAAAGATTCACGGAATGAACCCTTCGCCGCAACAGCTGCTTTCGCTCCTGTTTGTAAATGTTCTGACGTTCTAATTAATGCATCCTGGAACACCTGACCACCCATACCGGCGTTTACAACAGAGTTCCAATCCATTAAACGAATTGTACCGGAAGCTAGTGCTTGTGATAACTGATACATTGCAGTCGATGCTTGTTGAGAAGTTGAACCTGATACAGCTGCCAAGTTAGCGATACCCTTAATAGCAGATACTGATGCATCAAGCTTAACACCTGCCGCAGTAAACGTACCAATATTACGAGTCATCTCAGTAAAGTTATAAATGGTCTTATCTGCATAATGGTTTAACTCGTCTAATGCCGAGTTTACTATTTTAACATTCGTACCTTCCTTTTGAGTATTAGCCAAAATCGTCTGTACTGCATTCATTTGTGTTTCGTATTCTCTGAAACCATCCTTAATCGGATCAATAGTTACAGCAGAAGATAACCTCTTACCTAATGTTATTACTGAGTTAGTGATTCTAGAGATAGCAGTAATAGCAACGACTTCCATAGCTGAGAATTTAGCTTGTACGGTTTCGATACCTGAGCTCACTCCACTAAAATTAATGTTCTTAACTGCTAAACTGACATTCTGCAAACCTTCAGCAGCGCCTTTAAGATTAAGTTTTTGTTTTAATTTATCAAGAGTACTCATACTCGTGGCTACACCTGATTCAAACTGCTTATTGTCAAATTTCATCGACAATATACGTTCATCTACGACATTACTCATTGCCTACTACCTCCTTCCAAGCTGCATCAGCTATTCTATCAAATACTGGTTGAATAGCAGGATTAATATAGTCTCTACCCTCAACCCATCCTCCAGTACCAGTACCATGTCCTGTTTGCAATATTATTGCTATGTTTACACCTTTATTAGCATTTGAGTTACAGAAATTAATTTTCGTTATGCTTCTGCCCTTCTCAATCTCATAGTACCAAGAACCAGCAGTTTTGCCAGTTTCAACTGGAGTTGCTGACATAAGGGCATTTACGCCTTCTTGAGCATACTTATCCAAAACCGTGACTCTAGCTCCTTTTTTGGCTCTTTCTAAAAACTTAGTAACTTTAGAAAAATCTCCCTTATGCTCAAACTTAATCATATGTACTCCTTTTTACCTGATTTTGATTTTCTGACCAGGATAGATTAGACTAGGATTATTAATCCCGTTAATTTGTGCTAAACGCTGATATGTGGTTCCATACTTAGCCGCAATTCCAGACAATGTTTCACCATACGCAACAGTATGATAAACAACTTTTGAAGTTGACTTTAACATTTTGTTAACTTTAGCTTGAACCTCATTGTAATTATAGCCGGCTTTAGCGATAGCGTTAATACGAGCTTGTCCGTTGCCCCATTTACCAGCTAATACTTCTTTAGCGATTTCATCCACTGATTTCTTAGCCGGCTGAAGCTTTTGATTAATAATACTTTGAATTGTATTGTAATCATAACCTGCTTGTGTTAGACGGTTCTTACGGTCATCTCCGTTACCCCATTTACCATTAATAACTTCCTGAGCGATTTGTTCATTTGTCTTCTTGACTGGAGTTGTGTCACGAGGTTTAGTTACTGTGGAGCCTGATTTAGCAGCATATTTATTCCAAGCCTCTCTATCTCCATAGAATTTATTAAGGTCTAGATTCCCACCATAACCATTTAATCTACCAGTTGATGTGTATTGTCTAATAGCACATGAATATGCTGATTCGTTCCAAGGTTCATCTTGATAGCCAGTTGGCGTGTTATTAGCATATTGTGCAATCCATTTTCCATAATCGCCAATATTCATGAATCCACTCATTAAAGATTTGGAAATATACAATAACGGTTTAACCCCAGTCTTAGAGTAAACATAATCTAGCCATGATTTAACCCAATTGAAGTCATTCTTTCCAAATGTTGGATTATTCTTTTCTTCCCAGTCAAGTACTAGGATTGCTTCTCCAATATAGTTTTTACAATTATTAATGAAGAAGTCAGCTTCAGCTTGAACATCTCCACCGTTAGCATAATGATAAACGCCTAAGCATTTACCGTTCTTTTTAGCTTGTTGATAAGCTCTGTCACAGTCTGGGTTTACGTAGTATGTCCCTTCTGTGGCTTTACAAATTACAAAATCACACGGAACTACATCTAGATTAATTCCGTTCTGATAATTGGAAATATCGATACCATTCATCATAGTATTACCTCCTATCCTTTTGTGTTTAATTTCTTTCTACGCTCTGCATTCAACTCTGCATTACGTCTCATGATTTCAGCCTTGCTCATTTTCTTAGGCGGTTGATTCTTAATGCTGCAAACTCTAATTAAAGTTATTAATCTATTAAGATGCCATTTCTCACATTCAAATGGTATGTTTAAAGCTACCATATAATAGTAAATAAGTTCAGCTGTAATTTGTTCTCCTCCAATGTGATTGTCACTTTCTGTTTTTCTGAAAGTTGTAGCACTCATTGGATCTTTAATATATTCAGATATAGCGTTGACATTATCCGTTGTTAACCCATCATATGCACTTTGGTCAACATTTGGGGTAACTGTCATGCATTTGATATAATCTATTGTCTCTTCAAATGTCTTATCTTTATCTGTCAAATATGGCTTATGCCATTTACTTTCCCATTTTGAAATAGAGAGCAAAGAATGCTCTAATGCTAAAGACTGGGGTTTAGTGTATACGAATTCTTGCTTAGCTTCATCCCACATTTCAGCTCCAGGTATAGTTATCTTAAGCATTCTTGTTACCTCCATTAATTAGTTTTGCAAATTAGAAGCCGCCGGAACATTCTGAGATGTAGTGTTACCATCATTAGGCATGATACCATTAATAAAATCACTACATTTAGTAGCATCTGAGGCTAGTTCGACATATAGCTCCACAAAAGCTTCTGTTTCTTCGAATTTTTGTGACAACGGAACACCATTTGAATCAACTTTGATAAATCTCTTTCCGTCAGCTGATTTCTCACCATAAGATTTAAGAAGAAATAATTTGATAGTATTAACAATCTCTTTCATGTCATTTGATTTAGCAATTTTGTCGATGTATTTTGTATATCCGCCTTCGACGCTTGCTTCCATTTCTAGACATTCAACTTTGTTTAAATTAAAATAGAAATCTTCAGTTCTTTGATTTCCATCGTAGTCAGTATAAGTAACAGTTTTCTTTAGCATGTTATGTTCCTCCCTTTAATTAAAATAAAAGACCTCGTAATTTAGTCGAGGTCTATAAAATATCACAATGCTATGCTTCTTTTAAGATAGTAACGATTTCATTAGGTAAAAGTAATTTAGGTTCAGTTCCAGAACCAGAGCCACTACCTGCGTTTGTACCATATAATGCATCTTCAATCTTTTTCAACTTCTCAGGTGCAATCTTAGTTGAGTCAATTTCGATATGAGCAGCTGGTTTGAAACCTTCGATATTAATTGGTGTAGTAGTACATTCCCAACTAAATTCTACAGCTTCTGGACTATCATTAATAGAACTATATCCTTTTTCTGATGGAGAAGCTTTAGCTCCATATACTAAATGTAATTTGTATCCGTAGTCAGAACCTTTAACATCGTTACCTACAACAGTTCTATAAGTTAAACCGAATGCTTTTCTAGGTTGCTGTCCTACATATACTCCAGATTTTGATGCTAATTCAGCAGAACCATCGCATGCTGCGAATTCTTCAGGATATGTATAAGCACTGATTGTAAATCCAAATTCTTCGTTTGAATATAATTCTAAATATTTAGCATCATTTGCATATAAAGCTGATGCTTCAGCTCCAGAAGGGCTTTCACTTACAGACATTAAACCATTCCAAGCTACGCCTTTTGGGTATGTTCCATCTTCAGATTGTGGATAAAGTACACCCATTTTAGTACCTGTTTCGTAAAGACGTTTACCAGTATCGTCCCATGTTAATCTAGACATTTTCTTTCCTCCTTTAATAAGTTAATGTAAATGTATCATGGTTAAGATTATCTGATGTGAAATGCGTACCATGACTGATTCCAGGAATTCTTGAAATCTTCATGACAATTTCACTATCTGGATCGTAATCCATAACCGTGATTTGATATGAAAATCTTTGTAAATACACACCATCATTCGCCACAAGATTGTCAATTTTGTTTCTCGAGTAGACGATGGCTGGGTATTTCATTCGTACAGAAGATGGTGGTTGGTAATATACTTGATCGCTTCCTAAAATTTCTTCTAGTAAATTTTGCAATTTTAATCTATTATCCATTATATACATCTCCTAGTGTTAAAGTAAGTCTAGGGTACTGAACAGAGACGTTAGACACCTTCCATTTAGTACCCATAAACTCAACATATACTATTGAATGAAAATTCTCATTAGCGTATGGATCTGCTATGATACTAATTTCATTCGATATGACAATGTTGTCGTTAAGTTGATTTGAACTTTGTGACCTTCTACTATTAGTAATAACATCACCAAAATATTTACGGGGAGTTATGACATTGGTCCATACCCCAGGCTTTGTTTGCTCTTGGGTACTGAAACCTATATCACCATAAAATTTCGCCATTTTGAATTTTCACCTCTAGTCTTAATTAATGACCTTCAGCACTTACACTTCCACTTTGCGCTTTAGCTTTCAATTCTTCAATAGCAATAGCTGAGTAGCAACGAGTCAATGCTCCTGAACAACGAGTTTCCAATAAAGATTTCATTTGGTTGAAGTCGATATCGAAATCTGTGAAGTGAGTAACTTCTCCACCTTTAGTTGCACCTAAACTGTAGTCAGCTAAGTTACAGATGATACCGATCAATCCCTTAGTGTTTTGCTCAGCATCTTTACGAGTTTTACCTTCGAATTGTTCGCAAGTGTAGATTTCTCCAACATTTAATGAACTAGCTAATTCAGCTTTAGAACTGTAGATTCTACGTCCGTTGATGTCACGAGCTAATAACATTACGTTTAACATGTGTGGTGTAACGTATAAGTCTGGAGTTCCGCTTCCTTTGAAGTGTTCACGAGCATATAAGATCGTGTTAACCATAGTCTCTGACATGATGAAGTTTTCACCGAAGTTAGCGTTTGAGTTAGTACCTTGGATTTCTGATTTAGTCTTATCAGTGTTAATGTCAACATGTAATGTATATAAATCATCATCTGTCCAAATTGGTCTAATGTGTTCTGGTGAGATTTTATCTTCTGCTCCGTCATCACGACCATCGCCTAACATGATAGCTGTAGCTAATTCTTCATTTAAGCTCATCTTATCAATGTTATATAAGTAATCTACATAATCGAAGTCTGTGATATCGATTACATCATCACGGTGTAATGAATTTCTTACATATACAGTTTGAGGGTCAGTAGTACGAGTAACTAACTTAAAGTTTCCAGCAAGTTTCTTTTGTTTACCTTTTTGGTAACCTTTAGCACGTAACTCCTGAATGTTACGAATATCTACTTGACGTGTACGAATACGTGAGATTGGTGATTTATGTACTTTTTGCAATACTGTATTAACCCATCCTTGGTCATTAGTGATTAATTCAGGTGCTCCTGGACGTACATCTTTGTATTCTGGGAATAACGTAGTAACATTTCCAGCTCCATTTTGAATAAATCCTCCGACTGTATCAGCATGACTAATTTCTACACCATTTTCTTCTGAGTAAATTTCAAGTGCTCTTTTGAATGAACCAACATTGTTCTTTTTAGCCATTTCAAGAATTTCACCTTGGTCTGAGTGAGTTAAGTAATCTTGTTGTTGTTCATCCATATCAAATACATTGTGTTTCATATCTTCTTCATCTCCTTTTTCACCATCTACGCCAGCATCTTCTAATGCTTGGCCAATCATAGCATATACGACTGTTTTCTGTTCATCTGTCATTGAGTCGAATACGTCTTTTACTGTTTTTTCGTCATCTTTCTTTTGTGTTTGTTCGTTGTTCATGTTTTTCTCCTTTTCTTTGTTTTTATCTTCTTCATCATCAGCGTGTGATAAAGTCAATTCTTCTCCTGTATAAATTACAGCTTCTTCATCTGACTCTTCTCCATGCATCATGACTGAATCGATAAACGCCCCTGGGTTAGCTCCGGCTAAAACCAAACTTACTTCACGAATCGCTCCATGCAATACATCTCCACCATGTTGCTTTAGATGATTAGCATAGATTGATAACGCTGTGACATCACCATGCTCAACTAATTCTTTAGCATTCTTACCTTGTGCACTGTCATTAAATGTACCGTAAACATAGACTCCTTCGTCCCTGTTTTCAAGTAAGGCATGTCCAAGAACATTCATAGGATCATTGTGGGAATGATTCCAGACTAACGGTACAGTTTCTCCATCGTTGTCTTTGAAAGCATTTCTACGAATGGTTCTACCATCAGAGCATTTAATGTCATTTCTAGTGGCCCAGCCAGTAAAATCATACTTTGCCATTTTGAAATTCCTCCTTTAGCTATTCATTGTAGCGTTCTTCTTGCTCTTGCATATCTTGTATTTCTTGTTCCTCGTACTCTTCTTTAGGTTGACTGATATTAGCGTTAACTAATTGGTCAGCCTTAGGATCATCGGATGGTTTCATACCAATTACCTGTCTAAATTCATTTGATGTCATGATCTCATTACGAGTAAACTTATCTGCAATTTCTGCAATGTTGTTTACCGGAACAAGCTTGAATGGATCTCTGAACATCATGATAGATTGACCCTGCGATCTAGCAGTCTTAGTCAGGAATTTTCGCTTAAGTTCATCAACAATTGCTGAGACAATAGGTTCTATTGAACGGTTATTGTAATTCAACATTGTCTTCTCATCAGCCGTACCATCCATAACAGTTTGAGTGATTCCCAACTGGCTATAAAGCATTTCAGTTAGGTATTCAATCTGTTTCATAAGATTGTTTTCAACTGAACGGTTTAATTGAGTAATACGCTCAGTACCATCAGCATAAGCAATCCCATATTTCGAGCCAGCCAATTGCCTTTCGATTTCTTTTCGCCTTCTCTCAGCTTCATCACGTTTAGACTGTGTCTTGATTACATAAGGTAACTGAATAATCAAATCTAATTTACCTGATGCCGTTTGTTCATCTGTCACATCCAATAAACTAAGTTTTCTTATTAAACGTTGCATAGTTGAGTTAGGCTCATTGATTACCGCATAAAGCGGATTCTCGATGATAGCAACGGTGCTCTTCGGAAGCGTTACTTCTTGTTTCTTTCCTGTTCGATCATTGTAAAGTCGAACTTTAACATGTTGTGGATACCATTGAACAATCTTTCCTGTTCTCATAGAATCTATACTATATGAACCAGAAACGGTAGGGTCCATACTAGTATCTACTGGGACAATGGCTACACATCCTTCGTCTAGCATTGACATTACTACATCTTGAATAAAAGCTCTACCGGTCTGGTCAATATTAGCTTCTAGATTCAAACACTTATTAAGTCCTGAATCGATGTCCGATGAATATCTCATATTCTCATCTAGTTTAACATGCCTGATTTCGACTGCCGCTACATCCATTGCAATACGGTTATAAACAGCTGTCGCTATTGACCTCTCGTTACCTCTGGTGAATTGAACTCTATCCGGTCTATGATAATAGCTCTCGCCTGGAGTTCTTGGATATGTAGGATCTCGATTTGTAAATGCGTTCCAAGCATGCATAAGCCTAGAACTAAGATTTAGCTCCATTTTGAATTCCTCCTAACGCTTTCGCTTCCATGCCACTTCTAATGCTCCACTAGGAACGTAGCCACTATAATTTCCTCCAGATCTTTCATAGTTATAAACATTCTTAAATGCGGTTTTCAACGAATCGTTTCTAGCTAGATTAAGATGATCGTTTACTATCTTATCTGCATTAATTTTATAGCTATATGATTGTACCTCTTTGTTATTAACAGCGTCTTTGAAAAGCTTATCCATCATATCTATATTTCTTTGCACTGATTTTTGGCCAGCTTCATATGCGATAGACATGTTTTTATCTCTTACAACTTGACTTACTTTATATGCACCATAAGTGGCCAAAGCAGTACCGGCTACTGCAGCACCAATTTTTATAGCTTTTTTTCTTTTAGCTTTATATTCATCACTCTGCTTGTACGCTTTTTTCATTTCAGACTTTTGTTGTTTGTAATATTGCTTAGCGGATTTTCTTTCAACAGCCCATTTATCAGCAGCGTCATCTAAAGCCTTATCTGCTTTTTTATTAGAAATTGTACCACTGTTTGTAGTTTTATTCCACGTTTCAGCTGCTTTAGTATATTGTCTATCAGCTGCCTTCTTAGCAGATTTATACTCTTCTTTTAATAAGTGTTTCCTTCCGGCGTATGTTAATCCACCATCTTTATTCTGATAACGTCTAACTCCCCACTTCATTCCTTTAACACCGTGGTGAGCTAAATAGTTATCGTTGATTGTTGTCACATAAAAACTCATATTTACACCTACTTTCTATATGTTTCATATCATACTTCTTGAATTAACTCAAATAACTATCCATCTTTCTCTGCATGTAAGATTGACAATCAGATAAACTCTTTGATCCGTATTTCGTTATATAACCTACTGTATTAGCAGGTATTTCTTTCATGATTCTTTCCGCATTGTATTTTTTATACATCTTATTAACTATCTTAGGATTAGTCTCGCTTACTGATTGTAACTTAACTGAATCAGTATCAAACACAATCATAGGCCTCTTGGCATGATAGCTTGAATATTCCTTATCATTATAATCGAGTAATGCATTATAACCCTTCTTCTTTAACTCGGAATAGAATCGGTCCTGAGCAGCAACCTCTTGCGGATTATGATTAGTAAGAGATAAATTCAAAGCCTTATAGATAGCTATCTTTTCTGAAGAAGTAAGTTTATTTGGATCTTTATTTAGTGCCTTCTCAGCTTGCTTAAATAAAAGTTGTTGAGTAGGTCTTTTCATTTTTTCTTTTGAATCCTGAATAGACGCTTGTACATTCTTCTTAAATTCTTTCTTGTTTAATAAATTTGCAGTAATATGGCCGGCATTCTCGTCGGATGGGACTTTTAGCTTGCTGGTAGCCTTTATTTTTAACTGATAAACTTTCATATTATCAGACTTCTGACGTAATGCTTTCGCATTAGCAATGTCTAATTCGTTTCCAGATACGTTAGCTTTCTTTTCAGCAGCCCTAGCTTCGGCGGAAGCACGCCTTGTAAGGTTGTTACCAAATAGACCCATGTATTTATTGCTATCTTGTTTTTTATATGTAGCATAAAAAGCAAAATTCTCAAATTCTTTTGATGTTTGAATCCTAGAAAACGTAGTTCCTTTACTTAAATATGTATCGACGTATTGCTTACCAGTAATTGCAGTTTTTATTGATTTATTAAGTTCACTAACTTGCATCGACATCATCGATTCTATTCGCTTATAACCAGTAACATTTTTACCATTTTGATATCTCTTGATGCCAGCTGGGGTATAGGAGCCATCTGCGAATTGATACCTACGCATACCCCACTTTTGGCCTTTTATGCCATGATGATAAAGTTCGTTATTCATATTTTATCCTCGCAAATCTTTGATGGCTAAAGCAATTCCGAGTGCCGAACTAGTTACAGCTAAAACACTACCTGTTGTTTCAAGAATATTGGCAGCGAATTCTCTACCTCGTGAAACTTTCTTTTGATTAAACACATCGTTATATTGACGTTCGAGTAATTCCCTATTGATTTGTTGACGAAGCTCCTGGTCAGTCATTGAACTTAAATCCATTCGATTTTCTTTATTTCTTTTAGCTGCTCGATTGAGTGAATTCTGGTTAGCAAGCCTAATACTTTCGTTCATTTGTTTAGTCGAATCTACCAATCTCTTAGCTCTTTCAGTATCCTCTCTAGCATATCGATTAACATCTACGTTTAAATCACTTCTACCGTTCTTTTTACTAGTTTTATAATATGTTCTGCTTTCCGAATCATACTTATCATAACCTTGTTCTCTAGCATCTCTGGCATAACGTTTATTGCCTGCGGAAGTTAAAGTCCCATCTTTATTTTGGTATCTTCTAACTCCCCACCTCATTCCTTTAACACCGTGGTGGTATAATTCATTTGTCATACTATCACCCCCCTCTAATATTTATGAGATTTAGAATTAAATAGATTGGTAATTTCTCCGATATCCCCATCAGTTAAAATTGAAAAATCTCTAAATTCACCGGTATTAATATTTACCGAATAAAACGGGTCCATTTCTTTTTCAAATCCGTTATCTATAAAAACTTTAAAAAGATATAAATCACGATACCTTATTGATGCATCTATTTTTCCATTAGGAATATTTTTCTTAACTATATTAATAGCTTTTTGTAAACTAACTTGCATTTTTTAACCACCTCATTAGAAAATCTTCATTCAAATCAATATCGTCAAGTCGTGTCGATGATGCATTTAGAATATATTCACCCATTTGTGAAAAATCTTCAAATGAAGAATACTTTACTTTTGATTGGCAATCAAAAATTATAGGCTTTCCTTTAACTATCTCAAAAGCCATACTATGAGCTCCACCAACGTTCCACCTCATCATAATTTCGCCTCTTGCGCCATTTGGATAATCAGACAAAGATTTAAATATATTTTTAGCATTATCTTTAGAATTGGACGACAACGGAATATCCTTAAGTCCCATCTGGTTAATTGTAGTAGTAACCATCTTATCAGCATATGTCCCTTTTTTAAATACATCTCTAAAGTATCCAGAATAACCAGTTTCTTTGCTAATAGCACTATTTAATCCTATTGTGTTTTGTCCAGTTCCACTTACTGATTTTGTTGCTTTAACATCATATCCTCTTCTTGACATTTCATAAGCAAATGTACATCTGCGGCAATTATTTTTTGTTCCAATAGCACCATAATCCGGATTAATACGACTAACCACTTTATCAAAAATTTCTGAATCGCTAAGGTTTTTATTAGCCAATTCAGAATTCTTCTTAAATACTGAATCAGTCATCCCTAAAGCTTTTTTTGCCCTTAGCTATTAATTGTTCGGCACGTCCACTGTCGATAAATTTATAAGTGGCATATGCAGCAACGACAGTTGCACCAACTATCATAGCCTTTTCTTTATTTGTTAATTTTCCTTTTTTCTTTATCTCAGCATTTCTTAATGCCTTTTTTTTTCTTCTTTTCAAGTTTATTTACTTTTCTTGAAGAATGATTTTTTACAGAAATAGAATCTATTTTAGTTTGATAACGCTCGGCTTTATCATAATATTTTTGAGCTTTTTTATCATATTTTTCTTGTCTTTTTTTACCAGCATTAGTTAGACTACCGTCTTTATTTTGGTATCTTCTAACACCCCATTTCATCCCTTTAATACCGTGATGATAAAGTTCATTTGGTTGGTCTTTAACTATGTAATACCACATAAAACACCTCCTAATCAAACGCCTCTCTATTAAGTTTATAAGCAACAAAAGCATCCATCATAGCTGCTACAGCATCAATCTTTGCTTCGTATCGCTTCTTTAATAATTTTCTATTTCCATTAGTATCTTCCATTGTAATGCAGTTACCCATAGTAAACGTCATAAGTTCTTCATCGAACAGAAGCATTCTCTCTTCTGCTAACTTCTTCAATTCACCCAAAGGTACTGATTCTGTCTTGACTCCCTGAATTACTTTCTCTATTCCGAATGGACCATTCTCACTAGCCCAACGATTCACAAAATCTTTGGCGTTGTAAGGATCATACCCAAAACAACGAACGTCATAGTCACAATCGGTAATATGCTTGTCTAAATCGTCGTAGACTTCCATAGTGTCTAGTACGGTTCCTTCAAGTACAACTAAGCTTCCTTCTTTCATGAACTCATCATACTTGAATCGCATAGCTGGTGGTAATTTACTAAGAGTAAGAGAAGATATGTAGTTTCTAGTCTTTACACCAAAAGCTCCGTTGGATAATGGAAATAGAAATGTGAATGAACAGAAGTCATCACCTTGAGATAGGTCAGCGCCTAAAGCACAAGGCATTTGCCAGAAGTCTCTTCTTCTATGCGGAAGTGTTTCTTCATACGTGAAGTAATATGTATAACCTTCCATAGGAATCCCAAAACGTTTAGCTAAAATATCGTTTCTAGCAGCAGGAGCTTTCTCAGCTCTTTCAACGTCTAATTGGTATGTTTCATATGTAACTGTCTTTCCTAAGTTAGGATTCGCTTTAGCCCACATGTCTGGGTTCGATACTTCATCAACTGAGTCTAATCTGTACCACCAAATGGATACGTGCGGATTTATGTACTCGCCTTTAAGTATATCCATTAGCTCCATTTTGATTGTATCGCCTGGCCCGTTACGAACAGTACCCTCTGAGCTAACAGCTACAATTAGATAATCATCATTCTTTGAAGCACCTTGCTCTAAAGCACCAATTACGTCCTCACGTATATCTCCTGATAGCCACTCATCGACAGTATTAATACGACTGTTTAGTCCTTGAAGCTTATCAATAGTCATCGGTCTAATTTCAACTAGTGAACCAGTTAAGAAATTCTCAATGCCTTTCTTAGTAGAGGCTAACTTAACTCTATTAGCCTTGGAACCTGTCGTGTTTTGTAATGAGCCTTCAGTAAGGAACTTAAAGAGTGGGCCTCTTGATCTAGTAATTGCAGTACGCATTGGAGATAATACTTCTTCCGCCTGCTTCATGGTCGGTGCCGTGTGAACTTGATGTGTAGTAGATGTATCAACATTAAGAAAGTAACTTTGTATGTACGATTCGTATTGCGACTTAGCGGCACCACGAGCTACTATTAAGTATTGCTTGTTGATTAAACGCTTCTTAATAGTCTTGTTAACGTAATGTCCTCCATGGCCATCTTCATTAGGTTCGTATACGGTTCTATCTACGAAATAATACCATCCAAAGATTTGTTCTCCCCAGAGTTTAAAACTATCAAGTAAATTCAAATCTGAGCCATCAGTTAAGGTTAACTCATTCTCACAATACTTAATCCAACCTTCCACTGCTTCATCGTCATAGTAGATTCCTGGATTTGCTATAAGATCGTCAATACGGTTCATTTCCATAGAGATTTCTCTACAGACTGGTATTTCCCCTCTGATTACGGCATCACGAAACTGACCATAATATTTAGGGATGGCTGTGTTTGATAATGCCATAATAATCACCTACTTTCCACTATTCTCAGCTTCTACGTTTATTCTCCACTCAAACTCACTAATCATGTTCTTGATGGAGTCAACCGCAGAGGAACTAGTTGGAGGGTCAAATAATAATCTCACTTTCAAATATACATAGGACTTAACAGCATTTAAAAGATTGCTTGAATCAATAAAATCTGTCCAAACCTCTTCTTTAGAACTAATACTAAACCCATCTGCAGGACCTACCCCAAGTTGAGATAAGATCAGAAATACTGAATTGATGTGCATTGTGATATCGCTATCAAATGCTGTGTACTCTTCTGTAATTCCTAATAATTTCTTGATCGATGTTAGAATACTTTCTGTATCTTGCATAAGTGGTCCTCCTTTCTAATCATGCCTCCAAGGGCATGTGTCATTCTTTGTTCTTTCTACTGGTTCAAATATAGGCAGTAGATTCTTGTCGCCATAGTGAATAGCGTTGTGAGTTTTTAAAGTTGTACAAATAAGGTATTCAGGATTCATAAGATAATCTGTTTCGTCAATCAAGTCATAAGATGTGATAGGATTGAGATGATGAATGATAACTTTAGCACCTCTTGGAATATCGTAACCGGAAACACCTAAGTCACAACCGTTATCCCTAATGATAATCTTATCGCGAAGTCTTTTCCATTCTTTAGATTTGTAGAATAACTGATTTAAATATCGGTCATAGCCGAAAGTATCCTTCCCAACTATTCCATCTAACTTTAAATACTCAAATCTTTCTTTAAACGTCTTGAGCTTACTTAACTCAGAATATGTTTTAATCATCTCTACCACCATGCCCGCCATAATCTTTCATAGCATTTAAAGCATTCTCATAAAGTTCTTCTACACGCTTAGCAGATTGTAAAGATTGTGTCCTTGCTTCTAATAAAGCATTCTCATGTCTAATTTTCTCAAGCTCTAACTGATTCTTGGTAGAACCTAACTTAAGAAAATGTGTAATTACCTGTGAAGAGGCGGTTCCTTCTCTAAGTTGCTTCTCTGCTAGGTCCACACTTAAAGATATGAGCTGATTCTCTCTTGACTCAGGGGTTAAAGCTGGTCTAATCTTTTCTTGTGACTCAGTTTGAGATGACATTCTTTTAGATCTAGCCACCTTCTCACTTCCTTTCTATTAGTTTAAATATAGTTTGTATCAACTTAAGATAACATTTAACGGGGTTTATAAGAGAGTTAATCTTGTGAGAAAGACTTAAAGGGAGAAATAATCATGTTTCGGAGCTCAATCTATGTCATGGTTGCGATATTACAGTAAGTATCTCATAAACCCCTTTAAATGCCATCTTAAAAAGTCAAACTGCTTTTCTGAAAAATCCCTCCGGAGAATTCCGAAGGTTGATGATTACA